GAATTACAACAGCAGCCCTAACACCTTTAATTAACAGTGCTCCGCGGACATTACTAGATGATGCCGAAGCTCCGTTTGGAGCTACAATAAGCAAAATCAACGATAACATTCCTACATTAACTAAGTTTGAAACTAAATGTTTGATGATTCAATTGGCATACATGGAAAGTTCAAATAATAAGCAACTTGTAACAGGAACAAGATACGGCAAATATCAGATCACCGAGTACATTTTAAAAAAATATGGTTATCTAGATGATAGCGGGTGGACGGGATTGGATGGCATAGACGAACAGTCATTGTTTTTGGATAATACAAGCATACAAGATAAAGTCGTATCTCAATTTTTAGAAGAAAACTATATAAAGCTAATCAGGGCCGGGGCTATTCGGGAACAAGATACTAAAGATATAGTAGCAGGTATGTTAGCGGTTTCGTATCAATTTCAAGACGCAGAAAATCCTGACATTATAAAATTAGAAAAGATATCTAATAGCATTCTCTCACTTATTAAAAATGAAGTTAATAGTAATTACGGAGCAACTAAAGCTAAAATCTGGAGAGATGAAGGAACACAAACAGACAGTAGAGGAAACCCAGGAGCACTTTATTTCAATGCCGGCAAGTATGCTATACAAAACTTAGCGGCAGATGTCCCAGTGGCCTAATATAAATATTACTATGATTACTAAATATCGCGGATTCAATACTATCAATCAAGTTAAAAAATTTAAACTGACCGATTTAGAATTGGTCAAGCGAGATTTATTAAATCATTTTTCAATACGCAAAGGCGAAAAATTAATGCAACCAAATTTTGGTTCAATAATTTGGAACATTTTATACGAGCCTTTGACACCGGAAATTCAAGCTTTAATCACGGCAGATATTAAAAGAATTGTAGATTACGATCCAAGACTTAACGTTGACGGAGTGTTAGTTAACGAATTAGATAACGGATTACAAGTACAAATTGACCTTACTTATTTGCCAGGCAATTACTCAGATAGACTGATTTTGACTTTTGACAGTCAAAACAACACTCTTACACGTTCATAATAATACCAGTTTTTTTAATCGATAAATACAAAATATTAGGTATTAGCTATGGCGATTACAACTAGACAAACCAGTTTATTAGTTCAACAAGATTGGACTAAGATTTATCAAACTTTTAGAGAAGCTGATTTTCAAAGCTTTGATTACGAAACCTTACGTAAATCAATGATTGAATATCTGCGTACCTACTACCCAGAAGATTTCAATGATTTTACAGAAAGCAGTGAATATATTGCACTGATAGATCTCATTGCATTTTTAGGACAAAGTTTAGCTTTTCGCACTGATCTGAACGCTCGCGAAAATTTTATTGATACAGCTGAGCGTCGTGATAGTATTTTAAAATTAGCAAGACTGTTAAGTTACAATCCCAAACGTAACATACCAGCATCGGGATTTTTAAAAATTGATAGTGTAAGCACTACAGAAACAGTATTTGATAGCCTTGGTACTAATTTAAACAATTTAATATTGTACTGGAATGACAATGCTAACAGTAATTGGCTAGAGCAATTTACTGCGGTAATTAACGCGGCTTTAGTAAGCACTCAAGCAGTTGGGAAACCAGGCGCTAGCCAGACATTGAACGGTGTAAAAACAGATGAGTACTCGTTAGATATTTTAAACAATTTAAGTCCAACTTATAGTTTTTCTGCCAGTATTGCAGGCTCTACGTTTCCATTTGAAATAGTAAGTGCAACAAGCGTGGGAGAAAGTTATGTTTATGAAGCCAACCCTGCCCCAAATGGAATTTTCAATATCTTATATAAAAACGATAATCAAGGCAACGAATCTAATAATACCGGATATTTTCTTTATTTCAAACAAGGTGAGTTAAAGACACTTGATTTTAGTATAGATGAAACCTTACCTAATAGAGTTGTCAGCATTAATTTTGATAATATTAATAATTCTGACGTGTGGCTTTACGCACTTAATTCCAGCGGCTTACCAACGGAAATTTGGAAACAGGTACCTGCAGTAAATGGAATAAATGTTATCTATAACAATATTACTGATAGAAATTTATTCAGTGTCAGCACCAGAGCAAATGACCAAATTGATTTAATATTTGGTGACGGCAGCTTTACTAATATCCCAGTTGGCAAATTTAGATTATTTTATAGACAATCAAATAATTTGTCATACAAAATTACACCCGAAGAAATTGCTAATGTACCTGTTACTATTCCTTATCGCGGACGAACCGGAAGAACAGAAATACTTACTATAAGAGCCAGCCTTCAATACACAGTGACCAATGCTAGTTCTAGAGAAACATTAGAATCTATTAGAATAAAAGCCCCTCAACAGTATTATACGCAAAATAGAATGATTACTGGTGAGGATTACAATATTCTTCCGTATACAACATTTAATAATGTTATAAAATCAAAAGCCATTAATAGATCAAGTTCAGGTATCAGTCGTTATCTAGATGTTGTAGATGCTACGGGCAAGTACTCGAGCACAAATATTTTTAGCGAAGACGGATTAATTTATAAAGAATCATATGCAGATTCACTTACTTTCCAATTTACTAGTAGTACAGAAGTTAATTTTATTGTACAAAATTTAATACAACCTCTTATAGCAACAACAACTACTAAACATTTATATTACGATACAGCTACAAGATATTCTGTTGAAGGCATAACACAAGCTGTTAGCACAATAATCGTTGGTCAAGCCTATAAAATTGTCACAGTAGGAGATACTGATTTCACTGCTGTGGGCGCCAATGATAATAATGTTGGTACAATTTTTATTGCAACTGCGATCCCTGCAGGAACTGGTACAGTTAAAAGACTAGCTTCGTGGACACAGACTGGCACATCTGGTAGTAATTCCATCGGTGAGTTTAGTAGTCCTGACTATAGTAATTTAACGCAAGGAGCACTGATAAGGTTCACAGCACCATCGGGAAAATATTTTGACGCACAAAACAGACTTCAAACCGGAACAGTAACTACCGAGTATCAAAAAAGAACAATATGGGCAAGTGTAATTAACTACCCTACTCCTGGAACAGGCTCAGCAATTTTAAGTGTGTACATACCAACTAATGCCATAGTTGATGTAGTAATCCCCACGTTTGCAACTGAATGGTCAAACTTGAATATACAAGAAATTAAAAATAATATTTTAAGTTATAAAACATTTGGCCTCAGATACGATTTAACTTCCAAGACATGGGTAGTCATTGATGCAACAAATTTATCAGACGACGATTTTAGTTTAGACAATGCCGGAGATTTATCTGGTACCGGGCTGGATTCTAGCTGGTTTATAAAATTAAGTTATAGTAACCAGGCCTATCAAGTTGTATCTAGGGGAATAAATTATGTTTTCCAAAGTGTAAAAGAAACAAGATTTTATTTTGATCCTGATATAAAAGTTTATGACAGTAAAACTGCGTCGACCAGAAGAGACTCTATTAAAATTTTAAGAACAAACACTCAGCCAGATTCGGCTGATGCATTATTTTACAACAAAACATTTCGTGTATGGAATCGAATTATTGGAGTAGACGGATACGAGGACAATAGAAAAATATTGATAACGTTCCCTGACGACAATATAGACTCGGTCCCGGATAACCCAGATTTATTCACTGATCTAGTTGCACCAACGATCAACGAAGAAAATAAGTATGTCTTCTTTAATCAGGTTACGGATCAATATGAGTTTTCTCGTTATGACCCAATTCCAAGATCTTCAATAGTTACAAGTTATTTTACTTACGACGAAGTATTGACCAATATAAGTCAGTATCCCAACGGAACTGTATTCTTTATCAAAGATGAACCTATAACTGTAGAACATCCTACAAAATTTGTAGTTTTAGATAATTTAGAATTAGTTCATAGTTCGACTTATGAAGCAAGAATTGGCAGAGAAGAATTATTGTTTCAATATACTCATAATGCACCAAATAACAGAAGAATAGACCCTAGTCCTAACAACATAATTGATATCTATCTATTGACTAAAACTTACAGCGACGATTATTTTGCATATCTTCAGGATACCAGTAATAGATTAATTGAGCCGACCCCTCCGTCGAACGAAGAATTAAAAATTGAATTTAGCACAATAGAAAATTTTAAGTCAATCAGCGACAGTATTATCTACAACACAGCTAAATTTAAACCTTTGTTCGGAGACAAAGCAGCACCATCTCTACGAGCTACGTTTAAAGTTGTTAAAAATCCTTCTATTAACATTACAGACAATGACGTAAAAAGTAAAGTGGTAGCTTCATTGAATGATTATTTTAACATCAATAATTGGGATTTTGGAGAAAGTTTTTACTTTAGTGAGTTAAGTGCTTATCTACATAACGCACTCGTACCATATGTTAGCAGTATTATAATTGTGCCATCAAGTAGTGATTCATCTTTTGGCGCACTATTTCAGATTAATTCTGAACCAAACGAAATTATAGTTAGTGCAGCTACAGTTGATAACGTACAAATTATTAGTGCTATAACAGCAGGACAAATTAATCAGTAAACGGGATAAAAAATGGCAGTAATTAAATCATTACAATTTTTACCAGAAGTTTTTAGAACTGAGACTAATCAAAAATTCTTACATGCAACTGTTGATCAATTAATTAGCGAACCCCAGCTAAAAAAGATTAACGGATATATAGGTAGAAAGTTGTCTCCAAGCTATAAAAATACTGATAATTATATTCTTGAACCTACTACTGAAAGACAAAACTATCAACTTGAACCGGCTTTAATAATTAAAGACCCAATTACAAATAAAATAGATTTCTCAACTACCTATATAGATTTAGTCAATCAAATAAAGTATCACGGCGGACTAACCGATCTTCATGATCGTTTGTTTGATAGCGAATATTATTCCTATGATCCTAAGATAGATTTAGATAAACTTATTAACTTCAGTCAGTATTACTGGTTACAAAATGGGCCAGATCCTGTAACTATTTCTGCATTAGGTGTACCTTTAAATTACACGTTCAATGTGATCTATGATTCCGTAACAAAAACTTATAAATTCACTGGACAAGATGATATTCCTAATCCAACAATTACATTAGCACGTGGTGGAACATACGATTTTGTAGTTAATGATGTTGAAAATCCTTTTTATATTCAAGGACAGCCGGGAATAAGTGGATTAGATCCAGCGAACAATAACATTAACACTCGAGAAATAGTAGGCGTTACTAACAACGGTACAGATTTTGGAGTAGTTAGATTTAAAGTTCCGTTGACTAATGCACAGGACAATTGGACTGGAATGCCATTGGCAGGCACTGCTGATTATGCAACACTTTTATCTTATCAGGAAATTCAAGGAGCTAACCCAGAAGATCTTATTAGCAGCCTAGGAGGATTAGATGGACCTGTGTCGTCGTTAAGCGGCAAATATATAATTTTTGTCAATAATTCTAAATTAGACGACGAATACTGGAATGATGCACCGCCGGTAATTGTAGATGGCGTAGTTTATTTTGACTACTACGATATGTCAAATTATGATTTAGAAACTAATCCATTTGATCACGTAGAATATGTGCCACTAGGTAAAAAAAATGATATCTATCAAATTAATATAGTCAAGGACTATAATGACACAGATAGAATCATTATTACTCCAGTAATATCTGTCGAAGACAATCAAAAGATTAAAGTTCGTGCAGGAGACATTTTTTCTGGAAAAGAATTTTATAGTATCGGGGGCGTACTAGAAGAAATACCTTATATCTCTGCACCTTTATCTAATTTGTATTACCAGAATGGCTCAGTGGGCGAAGCGGCTGGACCAATCAGAGTAGTAGATCCAGCAGCCGAAACAATAGATCCTGAACAAGACATAGTAGGAAAAATAAACTATACTTCTCCGCAGGGAATAATTTTTACCAACGGGTTAAAAGTTTCTTTTGATTCTACCGCAACTGAAGAATATCAAAACAAAACATATTATGTAGAAGGTGTGGGACAATCTATTAGATTGATTCAAGTTGATAAATTAACCAGCGATGAATTAGATAATCTTGATACACCTGATTATCTCACTATAAACCGTGCCAGTATTGATTTAAATGCTTGGAGTAGATCCAATCGTTGGTTTCACTCAGACGTTATTCAAAAAACAGCCGATTACTTGAATCAAACTGCAAACTTCAATCAAGATTTGCGAGCTAAAAGACCAATCATTGAATTTGCCGCAGACTTACAGCTCTACAATTATGGAACATTAGCTAAAGCTCCAGTTCAAATACTTGATACAATTGTAACAAACGCATATACGCAGGTTCAAGGTATCGTGTGTGCCTCGACATCTAGTCACACGTTTACAGTTGATGGTAGTCAAGTAACATTAACACACGGGGATAGAGTAGTATTCGCAAATGACGAAAACAATAACGTTAGAAATAAAATATTCAATTTTTCTATCGTACAAGCAGAAGTTTTCCCTAGCGTGTACAAAGCTTTTATAGAAGAAGCAGATGATTATCAAGTTGAAACCGGCCACACTTTAATTGTGCAAAACGGAACCAACGGTGGCAAGCAATGGTACTACAATGGAACAACATGGCTTTTGGCCCAACAAAAAGTTTCTGTTAATCAACATCCTTTATTTGACATTGTTGACAACAATGGCGTAAGTCTAGCTGGTACATCTACATACCCTGGGTCAAGTTTTACAGGTACAAAAATCTTTTCCTACAAAATAGGAACCGGTGCAGTTGACAATATATTAGGATTTCCCTTAAGTTACAAAAACTTTCTGACACAGGGAGACATTGAATTTGTTAACAACTACGACACTGACACTTTTGAATATGTTACTGTAGGCGGCACATCTGGTAGGTTAGCTACAAATACTGGCTTGCTACAAAAAAATCTTGATAGAACTACGTCTATTAGACAAAACATATGGACTATAGCAGATAGTTTTTCTAAGCAATTTCAAATTTATAATTTTGTTTATGACGGTATTACTAATTTGTTCCCTATTGACAATTTACCTGATATAAGCAACAACTCTCCAAATATCAAAGTTTATATTAACAATCAATTTATTAGTAGCGATAACTTTGCTATTACTAAAATTGTCGACAGATATGCGGTATTAGTTAATCAAGATCTTTTAACTACTGACGATGTAGTTTTTGTTTTACTTTATAACAGCATAGAAGCACTATCAAATGCATTCTATGAAGTGCCAGCCAATTTAGATATCAACGGTCAAAATATAAATTTGAACACACTGACCCTCGGTCAGATGCGTAATCATTTAATTACAATCAAAAACAAAAGTCTTGAGATTGTTGGCGATGTTCCTGGTAAAAGTAATCTGAGAGATATTCAATATACCAATAAAGGAGGAAATATATTACAGCACAGTGCCCCTGTGATGTATTCAAGTTTATTCCTTACACATCCTACAATGAATTTTGTAGATTCTATTAGGTTGGCTAGTCGAGAATATTCAAATTTTAAAATTAAATTTTTAGAACTGGCAGCTAATCTAGACTTAGACAGAACAAATATACAAAATTGTGTAGATACAATTTTAAATAGATTAAACGATTTAAAAAATAATTCATTTCCGTGGTATTACAGTGACATGGTTCCCTATTCAGCAATGGATAATGCCGCACTGCCAACCTATACAGTATTATCACCTACTATTAGGTCATATGAAATTACAAATATATTTCAGGATACTGTGTTACAAAATAAAGCGGTTTTTGTCTATCTAACAAGAACTGTTAATTCGGAAACTACAACATTACTGTTAGTTAAAGGAATAGATTTTTATTTTAATCAAGACAGACCTGCTATAACATTTTACGACAATTTTACTTTACTATACGGAGATAAAATTGACATCGTTGAATACACAAACACAGATGGTAGTTACATTCCCGAAACTCCAACAAAGTTAGGATTGTATCCTAAATTTATACCGCAAATTTATACCGACAATACTTATAGAACACCTATACAAGTGTTACAAGGCCACGACGGTAGCATCACTCCGTGCTTCAATGATTATAGAGATCTAATATTATTAGAATTAGAACGAAGAATCTATAATAATTTAAAGATTGAATATAATGCTAACAATTTTAATCTTTATGATTATATTCCTGGAAAATTTAGATTACTGGATTATACTAGACAAGAATTCAATCAGCTATTGAGTCAAAGTTTTCTTAGATGGGTAGGTACAAACAGAGTTGACTTTACAACCAACAATACATTTAAAGCATCAGATGCATTTACTTGGAATTATAAAAAATTTCGAGATGTTATAAACGGAGAAACTTTACCGGGTACATGGCGCAGTGTATTTAGATATTTCT